CGCCTATTGGGCCAACAAAGTGAAGTGGTGACCCGCCATGCCTTCCAAGAGCGCTGCACAACACCGATTGATGGCCGCCGTGGCCGCATCACCCGCCTTCGCCAAGAAGGTCGGCATTCAGCCCTCCGTGGGGCGCGACTTCCTCGCGGCCGACAAGCGTGCGGGCAAGTACGCCGAGGGCGGCGAGGTGAAGACCCCGATGCTGTTCGCGGTGCCGGATTATTCGCGCTCGGTGGCTTACGAGATGTACCCCGGCCAGCGCGGCCAAGACGATCAGCAAGACGCCGCCCGACACATGCTCGCGGCCGGAACGCTGGCGCGCAAGTATGGGCCCGGCGTCGCAATGTTCCTCGGCAAGGCGCATGAGGCGAGCACGTCGCCCCTGGCCGCGCTGCGTGCGCTGATCGGCTTGGGCGAGATGCCGCCGGACTACCGCCTCGACATGCACAACAACCGGCTCGGAGTCGAGCTCGCGCGCCGCGCCCGCGATCAGGCCGACCTCGAGCGCCTGGTGCAGGAAGCCGCCGAGCGCGCCGGGCGCGGCATGCAACCCGGCCGCGCGACCACAGGGTACGCCCGCGGCGGCCTCGCTCACCTGAAGGAGTGTGGCTGTGGGCGCGCTTAACAAGTTGGCTTCGGTGTTGCGCAAGGCGCCGGAAGCCGCTGCCGCGGCCCCTCCGCCCGCTGCGTATGCGCCCGCGTATGAAGCCGTGCGCATATACGAGTTGCCGCGAGCCCGGAGCGTTTATCACACCACCAACGAGCCCGCCCCTGTGATCAGCAGCAAGGCTGAGCGCCTGGTGCCGGATTCGCTGTCGGCCACGACGCGGCCGGACTACGTTTGGGGCGACAAGGCGTTCCGCATTCGCATCCCCGCAGGCACGCGCGTCGGAGAGCTGGACAACATCTTCTCTCTGCTGCCGCCCGAAGTCGAAGACACCCCGCTCAACATCGGCAAGCTTCTGCGCAAGTACGCCGACGAGCAATCGCTGGATGCGTTGCGCATCAACAACGTGCCCCAGATCGGCAAGGAATGGGTGATCATCAACCCTGAGCTGCTCAAAGCGGCGGAAAAGAGGTGACCGATGGCTGACGATCTCACGCAACCCTACGTAGGCTACCGCTCCGCCGGCCGCCGTCCCGAGTCGCAACAAGACCGCGCCGGCGCGCGCGAAGCTCCGCTGGCCGCGCTGCGCGGCGCATTGAGCGGCGTGCTGGGTGCGCCGGGCGACATTGAAGCGCTCGTGCGCATGCTGCCGGGCCTCAGCGAACAGACCGTGCTGCCCACGAGTGAAGACGTCGAGCGCTGGTTGCCGGGCCGGGCCGTGAGCCAAAGCTCGCCCACCGGGCGCGCGTTCACTGGCGCGGGGCAGTTGGCTGGGGGCTTTTACGCCGGGCCGGGCTCGCCGCTGCGCGCGATTGCAGCGCTGCCCGGCGCGCTCAGGCACGGTGCGGGCGAGTTCGTGCGCGCGACCGCGGCCACGGCACCTTCGCGCGTCGTGAAGCACAAGGGCGGCAACTGGCGCGCAGACTCGGTCGAGAACGCCATGGATTTCATGAGGCCCACCGTGCTCAATGAGACAGGCTTGGCCAACCTTGCGGAGCGGCAAGGCCCGCAACTCGCGGCTGAATACGTCGCTGAAAACGCCCCCAAGCTCGCCGTCAATCAGTGGCTCGACAAGAAGCTGGCCAATTACATCCGCAATGAGCTGGGCACGCCTGAAGACCCGCTCCGCGCATTGGCCGAGCGGGGCGTGGTGCCTTACGAGTTGCCCCCCGCCAACACATACGACATTCCGGAGATCAGGCGCCAGCGCCGCGCAGCGGGCTTCCCAGAAAAGGGCGTGGCCACTTCGCCCATGGCGCGCATGTGGGAGCTGGCCGCGGACCAAGCGCTCAGCATCACCCCCGCTTCTGAGATCGCAGCCAACTTTTCCACGGCCGGAAGGAACCCCTGGGCAGCCAAGCTGCCTCCGGAAACGCCCGTGTACGGCGTCGGGATGAGCGCGCCCGGACGCTTGGGCTTCGGTCACGTGGTGGACCAGCTCATGGAGGCGATGAACCCCGAGACCACGCTGCCCGCCGCGTTGCGCCTCACTCCGGAGCAGCTCAAGAAGGTCACGGTGCCGCAAGCCTACGAGCTCACCGACAAGATCAACAAGTACCAAGCCGCCGAAAAAGAAGCCGCCGAGCGTGCGGCATTGATGGCCAATTTGGAAGCCGCCCCTCGCGCTGTGGACGAGGGCTTCGGGCTCTCGTTCGTGGACCAACCCGGCGGCAAGTGGGTCGACATCCCCGAGGTGGTGGACGAAAAAGGCGTGAAGCTTTGCACCGGGATCGGGAATGCCGGTGGTTGGTGCACGCAACGCGAAGGTCATGCTCGCAGCTATGGATCCGGCGACAGCCGACTTGTCGCCTTGCTGGACGCCGAAGGGCGCCCGCATGCGCAGGTGAAACTCGAAGTCTCAGAAGGTGATCCGGAAGCAGCCTTCGACGCCGCTGTGTCCGCCCTGACGCCTCGACAAGAAGCTGCTTGGGCGCGCGACTTCGACAGCCTCGGCCGCCCTCCAGAGCTGGACGAAGCGTTGGATTGGATTGAACAAAACGCACCAGAAGCGCACGCGGCATATCGACGCGCGTTGGGCGGCAACCTCAAAGATCGCCCCGACATCGGCGAGATCAAGCCTCCGGGCAACACATTCGACAGCGACCGCGCTCAACAATACGCCAAGCGCGACCCAAACTACAAGGCCAAGGTCACCGACTCTGTCCTGAACTTCCTGAACTCGGGCGAGTGGGGCGCGCTGTCACGCGCGGCGCAAACCGACCTGCGGCAGTTCGGCATCGTCGACTTGCGCGGCGCGGACGACTTGATCAACAGTCTCTCGCGCATCTACGAGCGGCCCATCCGCGAGGTCGCCCCGGCGTTCAACGCGGCCGTGGACGCCAACCCGCAAGCGCCCCGGTTCATGACCACGCGCCAGCTGCGCGAGTTCATTGGGCCGATCGAGGATGCCACGCCCGTCGGCCCGCCCGACCGCCGCGCGCTGGGCCGCGCGCTGGACGAGGGGCTCAACTTCGAGCCCGACGTGGGCCACCCCGCCAACAACCCGGGCCGCCCGCGCTACAACGACGGCGACCTGGAAGAATACGCCCGCGGCGGCGCAGTGATGCGTACGGAACACACCGGCTATGATGCCGCGACAATCGAAGCGCTGGCCGCGCAGCTCAGTGAGGAACTCAATGCCTGAAATGAACGAAGACGACGCCCTGGAGCCCTCTGACGACGAGGGTGAGAGCTTCGAGCTGGAAGAAGGCGCGGTCACGGTCGAAGACACCGAGGACGGCGGCGCGTTGATCCGCATGGAGGAAGCCGCCGAGCAGGCGAAGGTGCAGGAACACTTCGCCAACATCGTGGACGACGTGGACCAAGCTGTTCTGAGTTCGATCGTCAGCGACTTGCTCGACAAGATCGAAAAGGACAAGGAAGCGCGCGAAAAGCGCGACAAACTCTACGAGGAGGGGCTGCGCCGCACGGGGCTCGGCGACGACGCGCCCGGCGGCGCGCAGTTCTCCGGCGCCAACAAGGTGGTGCACCCGATGCTCGTCGAGGCGTGTGTGGACTTCAGCGCCCGCGCGATGAAGGAGCTGATGCCCCCGGGCGGCCCGGTGAAGTCGAAGATCCTGGGCGAGCAAGAGCGCGACAAGGTGCTCAAGGCGCAGCGCAAGGCCGAGTTCATGAACTGGCAAGCCACCGAACAAATTCGGGGCTTCCGCGCCGAGCTGGAGCAGCTCACCACGCAGCTGCCGCTGGGTGGGGGCCAGTACCTGAAGGCGATGTGGAACCCGCAGCACAAGCGCCCGTCGGTCGAGTTTGTGCCGATCGACGACATGCTGCTGCCCTTCGCAGCGACCAACTTCTACACCGCCGAGCGCAAGACGCACGTGCAATACGTGACCGAGCTCACGTATGCGCAGCGGGTGAAGGCGGGCATTTACAAAGACGTGATGCTCGGAGTCCCGATGGACCCCGAGTTTTCCAAGGCCTCCAAGGCCAACGACAAGATCGAGGGGCGGACGCAGTCGCCTTACAACGAGGACGGGCTGCGCACGATCCTGGAGGTGACGACGTTCCTGGACTTTGGCGAGGGGCCGGAGCCTTACATCATCTCCATCGACAAGAGCTCGCGCGCCGCGCTGAACTTGTATCGCAACTGGGAGCCCGACGACGCGAGCCGCGAGGAGCTCATCTGGACCATCGAGTTCGGCTTTGTGCCTTGGCGCGGCGCGTACCCGATCGGGCTCACGCACATGATCGGCGGCCTCAGCGGTGCGGCGACCGGTGCGCTGCGCGCGCTGTTGGACTCGGCCCACATCCAGAACGTCCCCACCGTCCTGAAGCTCAAGGGTGGCCCCTCCGGCCAGACGATCAACGTCCAGCCCACCGAGGTGGCGGAAATTGAGGGCGGCGCGATGATCGACGACATCCGCAAGCTCGTGATGCCGGTGCCGTTCCCGGGGCCTAGCCCGACGTTGTTCCAGCTGCTGGGTTTCCTGGTCGACGCCGGCAAGGGCGTGGTGCAGACTTCGTTCGAGAAGCTCTCGGACATGAACGCCAACGCGCCCGTGGGCACGACGATGGCGCTCATCGAGCAGGGCATGGTCGTGTTCAGCTCGATCCATTCGCGCCTGCACGACAGCATGTCGCGCCTGTTCAAGGTGCTGCACCGGATCAACTCGGCTTACCTGACCGAGGAGGACATTCGGGCGCAGCTCGGCGACGCGATCGAGATCAAGCCCGAAGACTTCGACGGCCCTATGGACGTGGTGCCGGTGAGCGACCCGCACATCTTCAGCGAGGCGCAGCGCTTTGCGCAGGTGCAAGCGATCATGCAGCGCGCGGCGCTGTTGCCGGGCATGTACGACCAGCGCAAGGTGGAGGAGATGTTCCTCCGCCAGATGAAGGTCTCGACGGACGACGTCCTGCAGCCCAAGCCCGCCAGCGAGGACGTGGACCCGGTGAGCGAGAACGTGGCCGCGACGATGGGGCGGCCGGTGTACGTTCTGCCCGCGCAGGACCACATTGCGCACCTGAAGGTACACCTGGCATTCGCGGCCTCGCCCGTGTTCGGGCAGAACCCGGTGATCGCGCGGACGTACCTTTATCCGATGGCGCAGCACCTGCGGGACCACCTGTTGAACTACTACCTCAAGGAAGCGCACGACGCCGTCGACAAGGCGCAGCGCGCCGACCTCATCCAAAAGGAAGCCGACGAACAAGTCGCCGTGATCCTGGAGGTGCAGCGCTTCATCGAGCAGCAGCTGGGTCAGTTTGCGCAAGACCTGGTGGCCATCGACGGCGTGGCGCAACAGTTCCGTCCGCAACCGCCCATGCCGCCCGACTCCTCGCTGCAAGTCGCGCAGCTCAACGCACAGGTCCAGGGGCAGGCGCTGCAGCAACGCGCCCAGTCCGACGCCGCGCGGCTCGCCTTGGAGCAACAAACCGCCGCGCAAAAGGTGCAGGTCGAAGAAGCCAAGCTCGCCGACAAAGCCGCCGACCGCGACGCCAAGGCGCAAGCCGAGCTCATGCGTCAGGAAGCCGAAAACCGCCGCACCGCGGCCGAATTGGCCGCGCGCGTGGGCATGAACGACGCCGACAACGCGACCGCCATGCAGCTCGCTGCGCTGGAGCTGACGACGGGCGAGCGCTTCGGCGTGAGCACCGGCACCGGCGTCAACCCCAACCCCTGACCCTCTCAACTCACCACAGGAGCGTTCACCATGAACAAGACCGTCCCCGTCACCGGCACCCCCAAAGTCCCGCAACACAAGCGCCTGGCCGCCGGTGAGCAGCTCAACGGCAAGGCGCTGGGCGCCAAGCCCGTGAAAACCCCCAGCTCGCCCAAGACCCCCGCGTGAACATCGAGCAGCGGCTCCTGGCCGCATTGAAGGCGAAGCAAGCCGAGTTCGCGCTCGAGGGCCTGAAAAGGCCGCTGCAGCGCGACGCATTCGAATACGGCTATCGCACCGGAATCGTCAACGGGTACGAAGCAGCCATCAACACGCTGCTCGAGCTCGTGGCCGAAGAGCGCGACGGCGACAAAGATCTTTGACGCGTGCCCCTGGCGGCACGCGGCCAAACTCAGAATTTTTCTCAACCTCTGCTGAAAGGAGCAGTGTTATGACCCCAGAAGAAGCGCTGAAAGAAGCCTTCCCCACCGCCGATCCCGGCATCCGCCCGTTTGGGTCGCGAGTCTTGGTGCAAATCCGCACCCCCAAGACCAAGACCACCTCCGGCATCATCATCGACACCGGTTCGCGAGAGACCGAGCGCTGGAACACCCAGATCGCCAAGGTCATTCACATCGGCCCGCTGGCGTTCAAGAACCGCAACACGATGGATCCATGGCCCGAGGGGTCGTGGTGCGCTGAGGGCGATTACGTGCGCGTGGCCAAGTATGGCGGCGACCGTTGGGAAGTTGAACTGCCCGGCGGGGAGAAGGCCATGTACGTGATCTTCAACGACCTGGAGATCATCGGCCGCGTCACCGGCGACCCCCTGGCCATCCGCGCATTCATCTGAGGAGCACCTGAACCATGGCTGACAGCAAGAACACCCTGAAAGAAGACGACGGCGACAACGGCGAGCCGCTGGTGATCGTCGAGGATGAGAGCAAGCTCACCGCCACCGACCCCAACCTGAACGAAGACGACGAAGACGACGAGGACGGCGACGATCGCAAGATCCGCAACTCCGACGAAGACGACGTCGACCCCGACAACCCCGACTCCGACCGCGCGGCGCTGCAAGAAAGCCGCCGCCGCGAGCGCCAGGAGCGCAAAAAGCGCCGGCGCGAGTCGGTGCAGCGCGACCGCATTGAGCTGGACTTCCTGCGCAAGCAAAACGAAGAGCTCGAGCGCCGCCTGGCGGGCGTGGAGCAGCGCACGCACAGGCAAGATCTGGGCGCGATGGACGCCCAGATTGCCAAGGCGCTGCAAGAAGTCGAGATGGCCGACAAGGTGATCGCCAAGGCTGTCGCCGCCGGCAACGGTGACGACGTGGCGCAGGCGCTCAAGTACCGTGACCAAGCGCGCGAGCGTGCACAGCAGCTGAACTTTGCCAAGCAACAAGCCGCACAAGCCGCCGCTCCGGCCCCGGACGCCGCGGGTGGCTTGGACCGCCGCGCGATCGCGCACGCTCAGAAGTTCCTCAACGAAAACGCCTGGTACGACCCCCAAGGCGGCGACGAACAAAGCGCCATCGTCCTCGCCATCGACGCGAGCCTCGTGCGCGACGGCTACGACCCCAAGACGGAAGAGTACTGGGACGAGCTGCGCGACCGCGCCGCGCGCCGGCTGCCGGAGCGCTTCGGCGGGGATGCGGCGGGCAAGAAAGACGACGCATCCGCGCGCAAGCCGCGTGGCGGCCCGGCCGTGAGCAGCGGCCGTGAACACGCCCCCGCGACGACGCGCCGTGAGGTGTACATCAGCCCCGAGCGCAAGCAAGCGCTGATCGAAGCGGGCGTTTGGGACGACCCCGTGCTGCGCGACAAATACGTTCGCCGATATGCGGAATACGACCGCAATAAGCGTCAGTGATTGCCGAACTCATTTTCTGATCACATAATTCATTCCAATCGCTGTAAGGAGCGTACACATGTCCGACGAACGCCTGAAGAAATCCGCTGGTGAGGGCCGCGAAAGCCGCGCGATGAACGATCGCGCTGTCACTGAAAATCGCGTCATCTCCGACGACGAGCGGGTTGAAATGTTCCGTCAACAATTCTTCCAGTCCGCGCTGCCGGACCTCCCGAAGATCGACGGCTGGCACCTGTGCTGGCTGACGACCACCAATCCCCGTGACTCGATTCAGATGCGCATGCGGCTGGGCTATGAGCCTGTGAAGCCGGAGGATGTTCCCGGCTGGGAATACGCCGCAATCAAATCTGGCGAGTGGACGGGCTTCATTGGTGTGAACGAGATGCTGGCCTTCAAGCTGCCGCAGTCGCTGTACGAGAAATTCATGAAGGAGGCGCACCACGACGCCCCCATGCGTGAGGAAGAAAAACTCACCGACACCACTGAATTCCTCGAACAACAAGCGCGCGCCGGCAAGAGCCGCCTCGACGTGGGGGACGGCCTGCAAGAACTGGGACAACGGAGGTCTGCTCGGTTCGAGCTGGCCTGACGACCAAGTTCAACACCCACCCATAAGGATCACGCAATGTCTTCGACTAGCGCTCCGTTTGGCTTCCGGCCGTCTTTCCACAACAGTGGTCAGATGCGCCCCAAGGCCTACACCATCGCCTCCGGCTACGCCGCGAACATCTTCTCTGGCGACCCCGTGAAGCTCACCGACGCTGGCGTCGTGCAGCTGGGCACCAGCGACGGCACCCGCTCCGGCACCACCGACGGCATCACGCTGCTGGGCATCTTTGCCGGCTGCCAGTACAACGACGCTTCTGGTCGCCCGACCATCAGCCCGTTCTGGCCCGCCAACGCCTCCGGCACGAACATCGTTGCCTGGGTCTATGACGATCCGGAAACCCTGTTCGACGTTCAGTACACCAACCCCGGCACCCCCGGCACCGACTCGGTGCAGTCCGCCGTCGGCGAAGAGTGCGACTGGACCGTTGCCTCGCCCGGCGGCTCGACCCAAACCGGCCTGAGCAACACCCAGCTGGGCGTGATCCAGACGACCTCCGGTCAGTTCCAGATCACGGGCTTTGCCTACAACATCAACGACAGCCTGACCGACGCGTACGTGACCGCCACCGTGCGGATCAACGAGCACGCCTACAAGGCCGCCGTTAACTCTATCTAAGGAGGGCTTGAAACATGGCTACCCCGATGCGCAGTACTGACTTTCGGTCAGTCGTCGAGCCCATCCTGAACGAAGTGTTCGATGGCGTTTATGAGCAGCGTGCTGACGAGTGGAAGCAAGTCTTCCGCGAGCAAAAAGGCATTCCGCGCAACTACCACGAAGAGCCCGTGCTGTACGGCTTTGGCGCGGCGCCGGAGCTGCCTGACGGCATGCCGGTCACGTACCAATCTGGCGGCGTGCTGTTCCTGCAGCGCTACCTGTACAAGGTCTATGGCCTGGCGTTCGCGCTGACCAAAGTCCTCGTGGAAGACGGCGACCACATCCGTATCGGTCAGACCTACGCCAAGCACCTGGCCCAGTCCCTGATCGAGACCAAGGAAACCCTGGCCGCCAACATCCTGAACCGCGCGTTCAACGGCGCTTATGTCGGCGGCGACGGCGTCGCGCTGAACAGCAACGCTCACCCGATCGTCAACGGCACGTTCTCGAACCTGCTGACCTCGGCGGCCGCGCTGTCCCAGACCTCGCTGGAGCAGATGCTGATCCAGATCCGCAACGCTGTGGACAACAACGGCAAGCGCATTCGCCTCACCCCGAAGAAGATCGTCACTGGTCCTTCCAACGTGTTCCAGGCCGAAGTGCTGCTGAAGTCCGTGCTGCGCGCTGGCACCAACTTCAACGACATCAACCCGGTGAACTCGATGGGCCTGCTGGCCGACGGCCAAGCCAACCTGTCGCGTATCACCTCCACCACCGCCTGGTGGGTGCAGACCGACGCTCCGGACGGCCTGAAGCTGCTGATGCGTCGTCCGCTGGACAAGTCGATGGAAGGTGACTTCGAAACCGACTCCATGCGCTACAAAGCCACCGAGCGTTACGTGCTCGGCTGGACCGACCCGCGCGGCGTGTTCGGTACCCCGGGCGCCTGATCAGGCACCGCGCGGCAACGCAAAGAAAGACGGGGGCCGCGCGCCCCCGTTTTTCCATCTGCAACCCAGAACACAGGAATCCGAACATGCAATCCGACAAGCTTGGCTATAAGCAAGTCGCCAACACCACCACGGTGATCAAGCCTACCCCCGCAGGCCTGTTCGCGCTGATCGTGGTGGCCGCGGGCGACGTGACGGCCTACGACAATGCCTCCGCCGCCTCCGGCACCGTGCTCGCCACCAAGGCTGGTGCGGCGGCGGGCGACGTGATCCACTTTGGCGGCAACGGCATCGCCGCCAACAACGGCCTGACCGTTGTGACCACGGGCACGGTGAACGTGCTTTACACCTGACAGGAGAGCGAGACCATGACTGTTGGCAAGGTGAAAGAGTTCAACTTCGGCCCCGAGCGGGTCCACGTGAAGGGCTACTCTCGCGGCGGCCCGACCAAGAAGTACGCCGCTGGTGGCGGAGTGGCCCAAGGCACCAAAGATGTGGCCGCGGTGGCCGGCTCCCGTGGGTCGATCCCCGGCACTGGCCGTACGCCCGCTCCTGTGGCCGGCAAGGCCGCGCTGACCAAGGCGATGGAGCGCTCCTATCCGAAGGGCGCCACCATCACCCCGATGCGCGATCCTTCGGTCGCCCGCGCCTCCGTCAAGGCGCCCGCCCGCCGCGGGGTGCCGGTCGCGCCGCAGTCGCCCCTGGTGGCGATGAAGATGGGCGGCATGGCCAAGATGCGCAAGTGCTGAATTTGTCTCGGGAGACATTCCGAGGCATAATCTGGGTCATTGCGGGGGCCTGCTGAACCAGCGGCCATCTTGACTACGAAGGTGGAGTTCAGATGGCCTATTCGGGCACGGTCGGCGAAACAAAATTCAACGCTCTGAAGGTGGTGGACACCGCCTTCAGGCGTTGCCGCTTGCCCGCGCAGGCCATCACCAGCGAGATGCAGCAATACGCGCTCGACGCGCTGTTCTTGCAGCTGAGCAACTACGCCAACCCCCGCCCGCCGAGCTGGTGCATCGAGGAGCTGATCCTCCCGATGTATGAGAACCAACCGATCGTCGAGTTGCCGCTGGGCACGGAGGACTTGCTGAACGCGAACTATCGCGTGCTGCAGCCGGTCTCTGGCGCGGTGGTGGCCACCCCCACGAGCTACACCGTCTCCTTCACCACGCAAACCGTCGTCAGCACCGTCGGCGTGAAGTGGTCGGGCGCAGCCGTGCCGCTCACGTTCGAGGTGTCGACGAACAACTTGGTTTGGGTCGCCGTGGGCACGCAAGACGTGGCGGCTGCGGCCGGCGAGATCACGTGGTACGACATCTCGGCGGCGCTCGCTTATCCGTTCTTCCGGATCACGGCCGCGGCCCCGATCAACTATTCCGTCATCACGCTCGGCAACCTGCCGCAGGAAATCCCGCTGGGCGTGCTCAACCGGGATGATTACGTCAACCAGTCCAACAAGATCTTCCCGAGCCGCCCGAACAGCTACTGGTACCAGCGCGACATTCCGCGCCCGGTGATGCACCTGTGGCCCGCGCCGTTCAGCGCCGCGGAGCAGGCGCAGCTGATCGTGTGGCGCCAACGCCAGATCATGGACACGGCCAACCTCCGCCAAGACGTGAACGTCCCGCAGCGGTGGCTGGAGGCGATTGTCGCGCGGCTCGCGGCCAAGGTCGCTGAAGAGACGCCCGCGGTTGACGCGCAGCTCGTGCCGATTTTGGAAGCCAAGGCGCAAGAAGCCGAGCGCCAAGCGCGCGAAGGCGACAACGACGGCTCCTCCATCAAGATCAACCCGGGCATCCGGGCGTACACGCGATGAGCCGGTTTCTGGACCCCACCGGACAGCCGACCTACGGCATCGGAATTTGCGGCCGTTGCTCGCGCAAGATGTTCTTGAGTGAGCTGCAGCCCGACCCGAACTACCCGGGGCTGCTCGTGTGTCAGGAAGACACCGACGAATACGACCCGTATCGCTTGGCGCCGCGGCCGCCGGATCAAATTGTGCTGCCCTTCAACCGCCCTGACGTCTCAGTGTCCACGCGCCCCGCGGGCTTGATTCAAGAGGCGGGCGACGAGTTCTTCATCACCGAAGACGACGACGGCTACCTGGAGATTTAAATGTCCGTCCCGAGCAACCTGATCCCCACCCGAATCACGCAGCTGCCCGACGCGCCGGTCGCCTCGGAAGAGTCGCTGATGCTGATCGTGTATGAGGGCAATAGCTACAAGATCCGCGTCGGCGACTTGCTGTCCGTGGCGGGCGTGCCCGTCACGCGGCAGGTGATCGCCGGCACAGGCCTCACCGGCGGCGGCCAGCTCAGCAGCAACGTGACCCTCAGCGTTGGGTACAAGGCCATCAACGGCTCGCTGCTCTCCGAC